CGGAGTTCGGTCCTCATCTTGGGCAGCCGAAGTATTACGAGGTGGTAGGAGACGCGGCGGCTCTAAGGGGAAAGAAGATTCACTACTCGCGGTGCATGCGCTTGCTAGGAGTAGAACTCCCTTACTACCAGGCGATGATGGAGAACATGTGGGGCATCTCGGTACTGGAGCGCCTCAATGATCGGCTCATCGCTTTCGACTCGGCTACTACTGGTGTGGCGCAGTTGATCTACCGCGCTTATCTACGCGTGGTGAAGATCGACAACATGCGCGAGATCGTCGCTGCCGGTGGACCGGCAGAAGCGAATCTGTACAAGTGGGTTGAGATGATGAGGCGCTTTCAGTCTCTTGAAGGCGTCACGATGATCGATGCGAAGGACGATGCCGTGGTCATGCCAGCGCCATCGTTCTCCGGCTTGTCGGATGCTCTGATTCAGTTAGGGCAGCAGTGTGGCGGCGCTCTCCAGATGCCGATGACGAAGCTGTTCGGTCAATCTCCTGTGGGCATGAACTCGACTGGCGAATCTGATTTGCGTATGTATTACGACGGTTTGGGGCAACAGCAGGAACTGCAACTCAGAATTCCGGTGACGATGTTCTACCAGTGTCTTGCCCGCTCGGAAGGAATCAAGTTGCCAGAGGGATTCTCGCTTGGGTTCCGCAGTTTGTGGTCGATGAGCGAAGAGTCGAAGTCGGAGATTGCGGCGAGAGACTCACAGGGCATCGTCGCTGAATACAACGCTGGGATCATTTCGGACCAGATGGCGCTCAAGGAAATAAAGCAATTGTCCAAGATCACGGGGCGGGGCACGAACATCACCGACGACGATATCAAAGCTGCTTCGAACGAAACCGGATCACAGCGCCAGCAAGAGATGATGGAAACACAGTTGGACATGACGAAAGAGAAGCACGAGCGCGAAGGCGAGTCGCACGAATTGAATATGACTGCTGCCGAGCAAGACATCTCGCAGCAGGGCGGTAAAGCGAACGGGAAAGCTAACGGCAAGGCAGCGTGATGGAAGAAAACCGTTATCACATCGTTGAGCGTCTCGGCGAGCATCAAGGATTCACGCGGGAAGGATTCTTGGTCATCACGGACGTGCCTATCGCTCGCACAGGCGTCTTGGTCTATGGTCCGGGTGAACTTCAAGACTCGCGTTATGGAATCGTTCCTACTGGCCCGGATGGGATCATCTACGCTCACCGTGCTCCAGAGGATGTGTTCGATCCTACGTCGCTTTCAAGTATTCCCGGCAAGCCTGTCGTTATGGATCATCCTGATGATGCGGTGACACCGGAGAACTGGAACGAGATCGCGATTGGAGTAGGAATCAATCCTCATCGCGGAACTGGATTCCAGGACGATTTGCTGCTGGCGGATTTAGTCATCACGAGCAAGGATGCGATCCCGGAAGTACGTCAGCGTCAGCAATCCGGGATGCCGTTCGAAGTGTCTTGCGGGTACGATGCGGCTTACGACCAGATGGAGCCGGGACACGTCAAGCAGTACAACATCATTTTCAATCATATTGCTCTCGTAAAGAGTGCGAGATGTGGACCCCGATGCACGGTTGGGGATTCGAAGACAGTGGAGGAAAAGCAGATGACCATCAAAGAACGGTTGAAGAAACTCTTCGCCGACAAGGACGAGCGCGGGTTTACAGCCGCTCTCGATGAGATCAACGAGGGGCCTGTAACCCTCACTACGGATCAGGTTCGCACGGTTGCGAAACTGGTGCGCGACGCGGAGAAAGAGGAAGAAGAAAAGAAAGATCATCCGAAGGACTGCGACTGCGCGAAGTGCAAGGACAAGAAGACGATGGACTCGATTGCTGCCGATGTGAGCACGATCAAGGACAGCGTAAAGAATCTCGACAGCCGCATGAAGAAAATCGAGGATGCCGAGAAGGAAGAGGAAGCGAAAGAGGAAAAGGAAACCGAAGGACGATTGGAAGAGGAAGCGCCTCCGGGATCGGGCGACAAGGCGAAGAAAGCGAAAGACTCGTCTTACCTTGTCGATGCTTGGCAGGAGACGGCATCGTTTGCCGAAGCTCTTGCTCCGGGCATGAAACTGTCCACGATGGATGCTGCCGACAGTCCGAAGAAGACCTTGGACCGCATGTGCAGTTTCCGTCGAACGGCTCTCGAACTCGGCGCGAACCGGCCAGAACTTCGTCAGTTTATCGACGGCTTATTGGGAGGGAAGGACATCAAGGCTCTCACGTGCGATCAATTGCGTCCGATCTTCAAGGCCAGCGGTCAGTACGCGATGAGCGTGAACAACCGGGACGAGAAGGGTGGAGCGCGTCATCAGGAAGTGGTCAAGAAACGTGTCACGATTGCGGACGTGCAGAAGATGAACGAAGAGTTTTACGCAAACCAGAAGTAACCAGCGCCAACGAACAGGAGAACAAACACAATGAAATGGAATGAATTCAAAGAGCTTTTGGCCTCCGGGAACCACTGGTATTCTCCGGAAGTTCTTGAGCGGTCGGCGCTGGACCTTAAAAAATACGCGTCGATTGCGAGAGACTTTCGCATGAAGAATCCCGGTCGTCTTCTGGGACGTTTTCAAACGCAGGACAACACTTCGACGGCGATCACGTTCGCGCTGCCTTGCGGGGCACCGGGAACGCCGACACGTCTTCACCCGGATTCGATCTGGCCTTGCTTGATCGATGGCGTCTCGCCTCCGCTGTACTACGGCGAAGGCGTGATCATCGATTCTTCGACGGAAGGCGTCCGGCCTCTGGTTGCTGGCGACTCGGGCGTGACGGACATCTATGGCATCACCGTCAGGCCGTATCCTCTTCAGCAGACGAGCGGCGGCATGTCGGCATCGAACAACTCCGCTACGCCTCCGGCGTTCGGAGTCATCGACGTGCTGACCATCGGAGGCATCATGATCCAGTTCAACAACTCGGGATCGGCTCCGGTGAAAGGCGCTCAGCCGTACATCTACACCGGGACAACCTCTTCGCCTCACACGCAAGGCTTGTGGGAGACGGCGAGCGGAACGACGGCGACGATTGGGACGACTCCCTCCACTTCGTATCAAGGCGGCTGGGATGCGAACAACGTTGGCGAAATCAAATTCCGTGGTTAAGGAACGAACAACTAACATGAAAACACAAAACGAAAAATTCTTGGGTCGCTTCAAAACGCGGGACTCGATGATGACCTTCGACGCTGCTTCGATGCAGGCGTTGGCGGCTCACGGCATCGTTGCGAGCGGCTACGACAATCCAGGCAAACCGCTGATGTCGAACGGCGGGCGAAACATCTCGTTCACCACGCACGATGGGAAAACCGTTGACTCGACGGGCGCTTTCCTCGTGGGCGAGCTTGAGCGCCTGGACCAAACGCTTCACAAACCTCTAGTATCGGTAAGTTGGCAACGCGACATCGACCTGCGCGGAGATGTCACCATCGCCGACGATTACAGCAGTTTCACGAAGTCGATCTTCGGCGCTCCCGGTGGCTTGGGAGCAGGCCAGTCGATTGGCAACAAGAAGGGCTGGATCGCGAAGAACACCACGCAGATTCCGGGCGTGTCCGTTGATATCGCGAAGATTCCCCAGCCATTGAATCTCTGGGCGCGTGAGATCGCGTTCACGATTCCAGAACTGGAGTCGGCGGCAAAGGTTGGGCGTCCAATCGACGAGCAGAAACTCGAAGGTCTCAGGTTGGATCACCAACTGGCCATCGACGAGATGGTGTACATCGGAGACACGACGGTTCAGGTGTCGTCTGGTCAAGTCGCGACCGGACTCGTCAACTCCCCGCTGGTGACACCGACGAACGCTGCTACCGTGTCGAGTGCGACCACCTGGGCAGCGAAGATCGCGGCTGGTCTGTATGATGCCGTGACTGCCGATGTCAACACACTGATCACGAACGCCTGGACTGCTTCCGGCTGGGCGTTGATTCCGGGACGAGTGCTTCTGCCTCCGGCGGATTACTCGCTCATCACCGAACAGAAAGTGTCGTCCGCTGGCAACGTTTCGATCATGAAGTACATTCAGGAGAACAACATCTACACGCGCTCCACGGGGCGTCCTCTGGAAGTGTTCCCCTTGAAATGGTTGAACGGCGCTGGTTCGGGTGGGACTCTGGGCACGGGCGGAGCAGGGCATGACCGCATGATCGCTTACACGAAGGCGTACGACCGCGTTCGGTATCCGATGACGGAGCTTCAGAGAACGCCGCTGCAATACGACTCGATCTGGCACAAAACCAGTTATTTCTGCAAGCTGGGCTGCATCGAGTTGGTCTATCCGGAGAGCGTCGCGTACGTCGACGGAATTTCGTGATGGACTGACTTAACCGCTCTGCATTTTAAAACCGAAAGGAGATCAACCGCTCATGTCCACACAAGCACCACATCCTCTGGTTCAAAGGAGTCCGATGAACCAGCGTCTTACGCCAGACAATTTTCTGGATGGCGAAACCGTCATGATGAATTTTCCTAAGACGGTGAAACTGCAACTCGACGACGGGGCCGGGACTGTGACGTTCTTTCCGGGCGTGCAGCCTGTCCCCGTCGAACTTTCCCGTCACTGGTGGCTGCGTCACAATGGCGTGACTTTCTACGATCAGAAGGCACGCAAGAGTGCGGTAGCCGATCCAGCGAAAGAGAACCAGATTCAGAAGATGACGGAGCGCGAACTGATGTACCTGCAATCTCGCGGGTATCAGGTTACGGGACTTCAAGACGCACAATTGTACTTCGACAATATGGAGCCAGTAGCGCGTCCGGGATTCTTGCAGTCGGTAGACACGTGGTGGAAAGAGAAGATCAAGGCCGATTCGGAAGTGCAGGAGAACGAAGCGCCTGTGCAGAAGAAGGGCAAGAAGTAGGAGGCGACGATGCCATTAGCCAAAGGATCGGCCGAAGAAACGATCAGCAAGAACATTACCGAGATGGTGGAACACGGCCATCCGCAGAAGCAGGCGGTCGCTGCTGCTTTACATACAGCGCTTGACGATGAACCCCCCAATCTGAAAGTTAAAAGCATGTTGATCCCTCCTACGAATCATAAAAACGATCACCAAGTAAATGCGGGTGCCTATGGGAAGGGAACCGGTATGGGCATCGACGCGGCCTACAGTTCCGTAGGTGTTTCGGTCGCTGACATCAGCAAGATGGGCGAGGAGTTCTGGAACGGGATGAACGGGAACGTAGGCTCGCCGGAAGGAAATGCTTCGTCACTGCCACAGCAGGACACGGCTCCAACTCCCATTCGCGTGTACGCCGGGATGGCCGATGCTCAATTTTTCGACGAATTGGAACCAACTCAATCGGACCCGCCTGATCGTCGCTCGGACAACTTGTTGAGCAGGGAACACGGTGGAATTCCTGGAACGGAAGCGTAAAAAAGGAGCCGACTTCTGATCGGCTCCCCTAGTGAAGTGAATATGAATAGATTGGCTAGCGTGTCGACTGGTCAAAAAGTAAAGAGGAATCAATGAGCACGACACCGATGCAGTCGAACCCGAGCGGGAACACGACGGTCGCGCCGACGCTCGCTCAGTTCTTGGCAGATTTTCCTGAATTCAACACGACGGTTTCTGTGGCTCCGGCCTTGCAGTTCAGTCCTGCGGCGATTCAGTACTGGCTCAATTTCGCACAGTTGGTATTGAATCAGGGATTGTGGGGATCAATGTACTACGCTGCCGTGGAACTGTTCGCGGCGCACAATCTCGCGTTGGAGGCGTGGGCTACGCTGGGTGGTCCTCAGAACGTGCCTGGAATCGCCAAGGGGATGATTGCAGCGAAGTCCGCCGGGGATGTCAGCGTTACGTACAACAATCAAGGCGTTCTGGCGACGGATGCGGAGCACTGGAACTTCACGATCTGGGGGATGCGTCTGATCCGCTACATCCGGATGATGGGCGCTGGTCCGAGACAGGTCGGTGTGGGGTGTGCGCCCCCGGGATGGTTTCAGTTCGTGCCAAGCGGTGGATGTTACTCGGGTCCTCCAGTGTTCAACTACCCGAATCCTTCCGGTTTCTGAGATGAGATTGACAGTCAATTTTGCCGTTGCTGGTTTGCTGCCTGAGCGGTGCAGTCGAATCGGACGAAGCAAAGCGGACTACGGGCAACGCTATGGCGCAGGTTGCCCAACTTCCGCACAAGAGGCCTGCTCGTGATCGAGGTTATCGAGGTGCTCAACGATCCTGACCTCTGTTCCTCCTGGACGGTTCAAAGGAACTACGGGCAGTACGCTGCTGGCGGATGGCAGACGACGAAGGTGACGACGATTCAGGCGTATGGTGCAGTCAGAAATCTCCAAGGCAGACAGATTGAGATGGTTCCCGAAGCAGATAGGGTACACGAGTTGATGACGTTCCGCTCGACGACTCCGATGTACGTTACGGACGCGGCGCAAGGGATCACGTCGGACATCATCACTTGGCAGGGAAGTCAGTACCGAGTGAGCGCGGTCAAGCAATATCAGGAGCAAGGCTATGTTTTGGCCATCGGCGCGAGACTCGCAGGCGCATAGATGTTGACTCCGAAGATCAAGACGGTTGTTACAGACGGCTCGGTGAAGGCGATCAAGAACCTGAAAGACTTGGGCAATCTCGAAGTTTACGTTGGGATTCCCGAAGCGGCGTCGGCGAGAAAGTCGGGGGCGATAACGAACGCTCAGCTTGTTTTTCTCCACACAAGAGGAGTCAGGACCGTGGACGTTCGCAGGCAGATGGGTGCCATGATGCTGAACCGTGGCATCAGTTATCAAGCGGCTGCGGAACTCTACACGCGGAGCAAGGGTTCGATGGCTCTCGCGATTCCGAGGCGTCCCATCATCGAGCCTGCGATTGAGGCAGCGGACAACAAGGCGGCGATCACTGCGGAACTGAAAGACGCGGCGCAGAAGCAATTGTCCGGTGATAGGACGGGAGCCGTGCGAGGGATGAAGCGGGCGGGACAAGAGGCGGTGAATCGCGTGAAGAATTGGTTCTACGATCCAAGGAATCACTGGCCACCGAATGCGCCGTCGACGATCAAGCGCAAAGGTTCGTCTCAACCTTTGGTGGATTCCGGAGCGATGCGAGACGCGATCACGTGGGTGATCGGGGAAAAGACGAAGTGACCGCCTACAATGTCCTAGGACTGTTTGGGAGCAGTTTTCTAGTGCTAAGCACTACCCCGAGGATGACTGTAGCTCCTAGGCCCGTTCCTGCCGTCCTGCAAGGGTGTTTTACGACTCTATGAGTGAGAATCATTACAAGAAGCGCCGTTGGGTGCTCTGGTCCGAGAAGTTCTGGAGATGGATGTTCTTCGAGCGCGACTATGAATCGGAGCGATTTTGGGAAGCTATTACCGAAAGTTTCAAGTCTCTCGGTGAAGCGACTAAGACTATGTGCGAGAGGATGCGGTGAGCGCCTACCCTACTCCGCTGACTCCGAACTCGGTCCAGGCGGCGATGCAACTCCTGACCATCAATTCGCTCGGCTTGCCGAATCCTTCTAGTCCGACTGATCCAGTTTATTCGGCTGTGAGGATTGGATGGCAGCAACTAGGGCAGCCAGCGCAGTTCATCAATCAGGACGTTGCTTATCTCAGATGCGTGACGGTAGACGCGCCGGAAGTCAACAGGCAAAGGGACTCGCAGATTCTCCCCAACCCGGCAGACACGAATGATCCTCCGCAGTCGGTGATTCAACTGTTCACGTACATGCGCGTCTGGCAGACG